CCAGGACGGCGGCGTTATCTATAAGGCAGATACCGGAACTTCAGACGCCGGGTCAAATATTACCTACGAAGTGAAGCCAGCATTCAATTATTTCAAGGCGCGCGGAGTCAATAAGCTGTTCTCGATGTGTCGCCCGCATTTTACGTCTAACGGAGCGCCTGCGATTGCCATAGATTTGAATGTTGACTTTTCAGACATAACTCCTACCAGTATTCCATCTGCTTCATCACTAAACGGCGGCATCTGGGATACGTCAAAATGGGACGCCGCTGATTGGACTGACTCGGCTACCATATCTGACTGGATCACTGTGTATGGAATTGGGGATTGTGCCACTCCAACAATCAGAGGCGCAGAAAGTCAACTGACAATTAAATTTTCTGCGTATGATATGATTTGGCAAGTCGGAAACGCTTTGTGAGATTATGAAGAATGTCTGACATGAAATCTGCGCTTATGGAGGATCTAGATCTTGGGAAATATTTTTCCATTTCTGGAGGGGGTAGCGGGACGCCAATGCGCGATATTGGGACCGAGGGTGTTAGACAAGGTGATTGGAATTTTAGAGGCAAAGCCGAAGCCCAAATCCCACTCGATTGGGCTTTACTTAAAGATGCCCTGCTACGACTTTCTGCTGGCGGCTATGCTTTCGGGGGCAACGTCGATTTTCCACAGGAACTGCAGGATCGAGGTGCGCCACCAGGGGTGAATTGGGGAGATAGCGTCATCAATAATTTAGGCGTGGGATTTTCCCAAGATGGGTTCTCCACTGACTGGGGCTATAACCCAGAAACTGGCGAGAATAGATTTGGCGTCAATAAGCTATGGATGTTTCCCTAACGATTCATAATAGGAGATAGTGTTATGCCTGGTGGAGTGCTATACGAAACTCGAAGTGAAGCTCAAGAATATGCAGACGAGGCTGCTGGGGTGGTCATAGAAATGCCTGGCGGCAAATTTGCTGTTGTTCCTACAGGAATAGATTTAGACGACTATTTTGGATACCTGCCCCTCGATGATGCTGGTGAGCTCAATGAGGGTGTTAGTCCAATAGATCCTATGATGCCGGCTGAACCGCCAATCCCGGCCGCCGGTGGTGAACCGTCTCAACCGGCCGTCGGTGCTGAACCGTCTCAACCGGCCGCTAGAATGAGAGAAGCCTTACAAGGCATGGCCCGACAGCGCCCACAGTCGCGCCGTCCCGGATTCCACAGCTATCCGCCGGGCCTGCCTCAAGGATTGCGTCGCCCAGCAGGAGTTTAGAAGTAGATGGCTGAGAAAAAACGCCCTCGCGGTCGACCTCCGTTTGTCCCAACGGACGAGGAGCGTAAACAGGTTGGGCAGATGGTGGCCGTTGGCATACCCCAAGAGCAGATCGCTATGGTTATCCGCGATGGCATTGATGCGGACACGCTGTTCAAGCACTTCAAGAAAGAGATCCGCGAGAGCAAGATCCTGGCTAACACCAAGGTCGGCGGGACGCTGTTCAATAAGGTGATGAACGGAGATACGACAGCCGCTATCTTTTGGGCCAAGACCCAGATGGGCTGGAAGGAAACAAATGTTCAGGAAAGTACCGGAACACAAGTCCACGAGATCAAATGGATTGGCGTGGATTAGTCCTAGTTTTCAGTGCCAATATAATGACGCAGATCATACTTGAGAAAGACGAGGAACTAGCTCAGTGGGCCGAGGATAGGTTTCCTGAATTTGCTCCCCTTTCTCGCCCCCTCACGTCGATAGGCTTTGCTAGTTCTGCTGGCGTAATTCTAGCGGTTGCAGTATTCAACTCTTTCAGGCATCATGACATCGAATGTTCTATCGTTGCAGCGACCCCTAAGTGGGCCACGCCGGGCAATATCAGAGTGATATTTGATTATCCGTTCGTGCAGTTAGGGGTTAAGCGCATGACAGCAATCACCGCCAAGAAAAATAAGCGCTGCAGGAAGCTGCTTGAGGGCGTTGGATTTCGTCTTGAGGGCGTCCATCCATACGCTGACAAGGGCACGGCGGCGGCGTGCACCTACGGAATATACTCAGATCGAGCTATGGAGTGGTTAAATGGGTAAGAGTTCACCGTCACCTCCGGCAGCGCCGGACCCTGCTGCAACAGCGGCGGCACAAGGGAAAATAAATCGAGAAACAGCAATCGCTCAGGCGAGGCTGAATCAGGTGGACGATTATACTCCTTATGGATCGTCTATTTATGAGCCCACCGGTGAGACGCGAGATGATATTGATCAATACAAAAGAACTACGACGCTAGACCCGGCGCAGCAGGCTATTTTCGAGCAGCAGACCGGTATAACTCAAGATCTAAATCTCTTAGCGGACGACCAACTAGGCCGCGTATCGTCAAATCTAGCCGACCCATTCAGTTTTGAAGGTCTCCCCGCAGCTCCTGTGGCTAACGAAGCTGCCAGGCAGCAAGCTATTGATGCTATCTATGGCCAGCACACATCTCGTCTTGACCCGCGATTTGCTAGAGATAAAACAGCATTAGAGACGCGGTTGGCAAACCAAGGCATTCCTGTTGGTTCCGATGCTTTTAGTGAAGCTATGGAAAGCCAGGGTCGCACTCGGAACGACGCATACACGAGTGCGTTAAACCAGGCTATCGCTAGTGGAGGGGCTGAGCAGTCAAGGTTGTTCGGCTTAGGAGGCAGTGAGCGGGCTAGAGCTATTCAGGAATACACCACACAACGTAACGCTCCTCTCAACGAAGTGGCCGCGCTGATGAGCGGAAACTCAATCACCAACCCGCAATTCTCTTCGATGCCTAACACTGCCATCAACCCGCCTGATCTCATTGGTCTTACACGCGACAAGTATGCTACAGACATGAGCGCCTACAATCAGCAACTCTCTTCAAATTCTTCCACTCAGGGAGGCTTGTTCGGCCTTGCTGGCAATGTGGCTGGCGGCCTGCCCTATGAGAGCTGGTTTGGTGCCGGGGCTGGCGCAGCAGGTGCCGGGGCTGGCGCAGCAGGTGCCGGAATGTCAACGAGCACGATTGCCTCTATGGCGCCGTATGCAGCGGGGATGGGTTTCTCGTCCCGCAAGTTCAAGAAGTTGCACGGCGAAGCGCCGACTGTTCTGGACAAGTTGGCGGACCTCCCGATTTACAGTTGGGAATACACCGAGCCCTCACTCGTAGACGGCCAGATGCACATGGGTCCGACCGCCGAAGACTTCCGCGACACGTTCGGGGTGGGCGACGGCATCAGCATCCACCTGATCGACGTTATGGGCGTTGGGCTCGCGGCCATGTCCGAAATGGCGCAGCGCATGACCAAGCTGGAATCAAATGCGGTAATTGCTCGGTAATTTAATTACTGACCCTCAGAGGGTATTTATAATGGCACCAAGACGAATAAGTCACCAATTCTATGATAGAGCCCCTCTGACAGGTGCACAGGAAGTATCTGCACTCGGTGCATACGGAGGTTCCACAGGAAGTGATTCGCAGGACGAGATAGATCGGTCCTCCCGGTGGGGCGACCAGCTCACTATGGCGGAAGCGCTGCGGGAGAGCGGCAGTAGCACGGCTCCAGTTAGCTCGTGGGTGGAAGGCTTAGCCAGGGTAGGTCAAGGCCTGGCTGGTGGGTATTTATCTAGACAGGCAAAACAGAAAATAGAAGACCGAGAAAATAAGGCGGCTTCAGACCGAGCGGCTATGATGGGAGCCTTCATCAAGGAGCATCAGACGGCGGATATAGACGTAGGGCATGGTGGCGGGCCTCCCGGTAACCGTGTTTATGCTCCGGGTCCGATGGTTCCAGGGGGATATTCATCAGCCATCATGGAGGGTCAAAAGCGAAATAATCCAGATAACCAAGAATTCCTTAACCAATTAATAATGGGCCAATTTGAGCAGAATCAGGCAGGGGACGCTGCTGCGAGGTTGCGGGCTCAGGGGATGGAGGACTATCGCACTCAGGCAGAAATTGACGCCGAGAATAGAGCTCCCACGATTGATAAATTCAGCACCCCGTATGTCATCGCCGATCCGGATTCTTCAACAGGGTACAGCCGACGAAGGATAAATCAAGCGGGTGACATGGAAAATTTAGGCCCAGCGCCAGCGCCGACAAAAATGTATGATCCAAATGCGGCTCAAAACGAGGCTCAATATAAAACAACTTTTGAGCGGTATAATCAGGCAATGAGCAATATTAACGAGTCTGATATGGTTCTCGCAGATGCTCAATCAATGCTTAATCTTGTTGGAAGCGTGAATTCAGGTACATTTGCAGAAACAAAACTTGCTCTGAAAAAGTTTGCGTTAGCTATCGGCATGGAGGTTGATTTGACCGAAATAGCCAACGCAGAAGCGATGAAGTCAAAAGGAATGGACTTCGTGTTGCAGCGTATTGACAAAACCAAGGGCGCTATTTCAGAGAAAGAAATGAGAGCGTTTAAGGAAGCCAGCGCCGGTCTTGAAAACACCCCAGAAGGCAACCGAATGATTTTAGAGTTGGCGCAAAAAGTCGCTGAACGAATGAAATTTGAGTCGAATGCCGTCCGTGAAGCATGGGGCGAGAATCCATCAATTAGCGTGTATGATCTTGATAATGTCCAGATTCAGGCTAGACAGGATTTTAATGAGAAGTTCGGTGAGATGTCTGTCGAACCCGAATCTGCAGTGCCCGAATCGGGTGCTGCTGACAACGTGCCAATTAGCGAGATGGACTTTTTACAATTAAATGCTCTTCATGAAGAAGGTGTAACCGAACAACAGGAAATCGAAATGAACCTTCGATTGGATGAGTTAGGGATAGGGGTGCCTCAATAGTCATGGCTACTTTAGAAGAAAGACTGGCACTAGGTCTACTAGAACATGAAGCAGCCCAAAAAGCAGAATCAACTCCTGATTGGTCTGAGGTTCCGGG